ATAGGAGATGTTTTCGATATTATATCCCTTGGTTTTTCTGTTTCACAGATCATGGAAAATAGAAAAACGAATAGGATATTGAAGAGGATACACAAGAATGGGTTTAGGACGCGTCGTAGTTATTCGATTAAGCCCAAGAATTCGGTAAGACTGTGGAAGTAGCGTTTGATGTCCTTGGTGAAGCGCTTATCCTTTTTTAGGACTTCCTGATTTTGATTTTTCCAGAGCCATAGGAGATTTGACTTTGAGTACTTGGTGTCCCTCTGATTTGGCGTGGGTTTCCTGGCCACTATCTTCTTGACCACGGGGGTCCTGGGCGCCTCCACCTCCATGGTGAGGTAGGCGAGGGCCTGCATGACCGTGTCGGCGAGGTCATCCTTTTTCTTGTGTCCATTGAATTCATTCAGCCACGAAGCGTTTACCTCGTCCCCGGAGATGAAGTCCCTTGCCCTCGAAATCGCCGTGTTCTTTCTCTTCGTGTATTGGGCCCTTCCCGGTCCGACCACGTCGGGAATCTTGTGCTTGGCATCGAAGATGATAACCCTTTTCTTCGATCCGGTGAAGAATCCGTGGAGGAAGTGTTCCACGGCCTTCATCCTTTTGTTCCTATCGGGCTGTCTCTCTATCACGACCTCCGTGACTCCCGAAAGCCATTCCCTCCGGGCGAGGTGCTCGGCCAGTGCCGGAAAAAGTCCTCCCTCCCTTTCGCTGGGAACGCCCGACACCTCCCAGTGAATTATCCTCCTATCGCTGGGAATCATGCAACACATTGCCAAATTTCTAATACCAACGTCTATACTTAATAGCATATACTTAAAGGAATACTACAAAATCCCTTTAAATATATGTAGATGTTATGTTGCTGGTGGTGTTGTCATGAATGTTCTAGTGAACCACTTCGCCTACCATACAAATACGATAAACTACGCGACCGTTTTTCTATGATGGGTCAGTTCTGTTCATGGGAATGCATGAAGGCCTGGAATATTAATGGAAAGAGGTACAGAACAGCAGATATAGACCAACTCATAACACTTTTGAGGAAGAGGGTGCACGGAAAGATAATGCCCATCAGGGCTGCGCCATCACGCTACATATTGAAGATGTTCGGTGGAGACGTCGACATAGAAGAATTCAGAAAGGGTCTCGATTCCAAGTGGTACCAGATGCCCGGAAGCAACTACACACCCATAGTTATTCACAAATATGAAGATGTAAAGCGCATCGCGAAGAAGGAACAGACGCGCGATCACCACATAACAGAGGAATCGAAGATAGATGAAATCAACGAGACCGAAACCACGAACGAAAATTTCGTTTTGAAGAGGCCCATCCCCTTGAAGCGTTCCAAAAATGATCTAGCAACTATGCTCGGTCTTAAAACAAGGACTATATCATAATATATACAATGTGGTACGAGCCGGATGATCTATTCGATTCCATTCGGCTCGTGGAGACCAAGTCCGTTAAGATCACGCCGGCGATCGTAAGATTCCTGGAGAGGAGTAAAAAGAGGTTGGACGTAAAAAAATTTGAGATGGACGCCAATCCAGGACCGGCACCCTTGGTGGGTAAAATTGCAGAGATTGATATTTTTGGAGGAAGTCCCATCAAGGTAAAGGAAGACGGGGACTATTACGTGATCCTCGACGGGAGACATAGATTTGCGGCGCATCTCTTTTACGATTTCAAGAATATCTCGGTGGAAGTCGTTGAATAAAATTAATATTTTGTAATTATTCACTGGTTAATATAACACCATCTGAATACAAAAATATAGTAAAGAACTTTAAATTTAAATAGCAGAAGCAATAAAGTCTCTTTCTTCCTTGGTTAGCTGCTTATTTCGAATGGCGACCACCATTTTGAAGAAGGAATTCCCCCTAGGAAAGTCCCATGTCCCCCTCTGTGCATAGAATTCCGCGGTCTCTGGATTTTTCCAGGCGGGCGTACCGTTCTTGAGGAGGATGGCCTTGTGGGACGTGACGTAGCGACGACGCTTCTTCTCCGCCAGCTTGGGGTCCACCCTCTTCCATAGGTCGTAGTCTCCATAGCCCTTGGCTCCGTAGTGAATTAGTTTTCCGGAGGGGGACCTGGACATGAATTTCTTTGGTGCATAGGAACTCCTCTCTACTTTTTTCATTCTATTATAATAAATGATTAATATTTATTTGATAGTCTTTATTTTGGTTGTAGTGTTCTTGATCAGTTACAAGCCCGGGGCAGGAACCATGGGAAAGATCTTCGGTTTCGACGAGGCTCAGGGAAGGAAGAAGACCGACGGGGATGAAATCGTTGAAGAGCCCATGATCAGTAGGGACGAGATCAGTGCGAGAAAAATTGACAATATTTTTGGAAAGCAATGATAACATGTTCAATTCTTTTTTGAATAGGGATACTCTTCTGATTGCGCTGGTGATTCTCCTATGTGTATTTATGATTTACCTCTTCATGGAGCTCCGATGGATTAAGACGTCGATGACCGAGGGGGATGAGCCGGAGGAGAACAATATGACACTCATGGAAGAGGAAGAGTTTGTCAATGATGAAGAATCTAATAAAGAATAAATTATAAATTAGTTTAGATGAACAAGATGGAGACGCATAAGGCGATCACCATTCTTGCTGCCACCAGCGAGGGCCCCACCCGGTATCTAACCGTGTGCGACAAACGCTGGGACGATTGGACATTCGTGACAGGAGGATGTAGGAAGAGGGAGGTGAGTTATCCTATTAAGACTGCACTAAGGGAGCTCGAGGAGGAGACCAGGGGTGTCATCTCCATAACCGAGGGATTTTACAGGTATTTCTATTTCGAGGACGACGAAAATAAGGGACTGATATACCACGTGTTTGTAATAGATACCCACATCCCCTTCGATACTCAGGTCAACATGGTAGCCCGTTTCAATCGGGAAAGGGAAATAACAGAGGAGAGGAAGCGAAATCGCCAATCCATTCGCCGAACCTACGACGAGAATCGCTACATGTCCTTCGACACCATGGCGGAATTCCAGGCCAAGGCTAAGTGGCCCCTCATCGAGAGACAGGTTCTCATGAACGACGACTTCCATCGCGCGCTTAATCCCTCATTTCCAAAGATTGCATTTAATATAAGGAAGGCTCGATGCGAAAACTGAAACATGAGAGGATTGCCGAACTCAAACGTCTCACCGGGGTTCAAGAGGACAGCGACGAGTCCAGGCGCATCGACGAATTAACGGAGGAGGAATTGATGGGCGAGCTCTACATCCTCAAGCGCTTCGGGAAGCCCAAGGAGAATAAGGTGGAGGAGGACGACGAGACGACCCTATATTGCAGCATAATGTGATTTTAAAAGAAGCCGTACAGATTAGATTAGATTATGAGTTTCATAAAGGAGTGTGAAGATTATGGGTGGTGGTTCAGGAGTAAACCTTCTGGTTCCACCATCACCCATACGCTTATGAATGGTTCTGGGGTCCTCATCGTCCCCATGACCCTGAGGATGAAGTTCTACGAACTCTGCATCAAGCATCTGAGGATGGAGGAGAAACTATACCTGGTCGAGCAGACCAAGAGTTCTCCCTCCTTTAGAATGTTCCTGGACGTGGATTACGTTACCGACGAACCGGTATCGGACGAAACAATCAAGCAGTGGGGGATTCATCTCAACCGATCATTCCCTTCGATGAGGGACATTCACGTATCTACGTGTACCAGGGAGCACGAGGGTAGATACAAAAATGGGGTTCATATGTCGTGGCCTTGGGTCTCGGTCACTTCGTCATCGGCCAATAATCTGATTGAACGCATCCGAATGGCGCTGACCAGTTACGACGTAGAGGTTCCTTGGGATAAGATCCTCGATAAGTCTGTATTCAAGACCGGCCTTAGAACGATATGGTCCTACAAGATGAAGAGGGATACCCGCGAGGAGGTCGTTCCCTACATGCCCCGTTTCATCATATCGTCGGAGGGCGTCAGGGACATCAGCCACGACAAGCCCACGGCCGAAGTAATGGAGCAATTTTCCATCTTCGTAAACGGGAAGGAGACCGAGAAGTTCGGCAATAACGAGACTATCATCTCCGGTCTAAATGCGGGTGACGAACTGATCGAGTGGATGAGGGAGTTGTATCCCCTCCACCGAATCGACAACATAGACAAGGTTATACCCAAGAAGTCCCACTGGGTGATATCGTGCAAGAGTAAGTACTGTCCATTCATAGGGAAAGATCATCAGCACAATCACGGGTGGTTCCTAATCGATAGGGTCGCCAAGGTGGTGGTCGCCAAGTGTCACGACGAAGATCATAAGAATCTCAGTGGACATAAATTAATGGTACATCCGAAGATAATAAAATATTTACAGAAATTAGAGAACCATATATGAAGATCATAACTATATTACTTGTTATTGGAATGATAATCGTGTTCTCATTGGGAAGGACGTCTGGCTATGAGAGAAAGAAGACTCCCGGCGATGTGTGGAAGCCCCTTGACGATGTCATGCCCTCATTGAGTCGTTTCAGGAACGTCGACAAGAGGACCTACGCCACTATGTTAGAATACATAGAGGAGGCCAAGAAGAATACGTCTGACCTGGCCATCAGCATGAGATTCCTAAGGAAGGCCGTGGACGAATTCGCCAGCCTATCGGTATCCCTCCCCTCGGGCGATTCGGACTATCACGACGAGATTGCGGGGCTGGCCATAGAACTCGGCGTTGTCGGCGAAAGTGTATTGATGGACATTGCAGAAGAAAAGGGCAAGCCTTTCACGCCAGTGTTCCATAATGAGTTAAATCATTAAAGAATAAATTACGTTTAACTATTAAATGAGACGTTCTAAGCGTGTTATTGTTCCTCCTAAGCGTTTCTCTCCCGAAGAGTTGGTGGAAGATGACTTTTCGGAGAGCGACTATAATACAGACGACTCCGGATCGGATATAAACACTTCGGATGAAGAAGATAACAGCGAAGAAGAGAATGATAATGGGAGCGACCTCGAGGACTTCATCGTGTCGGACGACGACGACATCGAGTACGAGGCGAGTGCTACATCGGAATCGGAAGACATTACCGACGAAGATTAGGGAGTGCGTTTAGTTTTTTAAGTAAAAACATTAAATCCTTGTAGATGGAAATACCTGTTGATACAAATATTCCACAAGGATTTGATATGGATGATGGTCATGGAGCGGCCGTTTATAAAAATAACCCAGAAGGTCCTCAGCCTCAGTACGAGGATGATGGAGGTTCCGATATAGATGAGGACAATGTTCAGCCCATCTATTACCACGTCCCTCCGGCGACCCAGGCACCTAGTAGTCCACCTCCTCCACAGGATTCCATGTTCAATAATGTAAATCCTGTTATCTGGATGGTCATCATATTCGTGGCCTTCATCCTAGGATTCTTCATGGGCATGGGATCCGGCGGTAAGGGTGGTCAGTCTCCCATCATCCTGGCGCCCCGAGGAAATATGTAGTCAAATAATAGATGTACTTTATTATTCTTTTGATAATCAGTATAATTGGAATTTACTTTATCAGAAGGATTGAAAACTATATAGTTTTTCAGACGGACGAGGGTGACGATACCGATAAGTATTACGTCTCTCCTCAGGAGGTAATGAATGATACACTGTATGTAACGAATCCAGAATCGCTATATGCAGGGTTCAGTATGAAGGCCGGGGAACAGAAACAGCAGATTCCCATTGGACCTATAACGGACAGACTTGGAAAACAGAGGATGATTCCAGGACTTCCAGGGAGGGACGTGATCTACACAATAAGGGAAGACTCCGATCTCGCCAAGGAGGGAATTCCTCTTCCTGGCTCAACGAATTCTACCACGGATATCTATCCCATTACTGTTCTTGAATAGGAGCCTTTCCCTTCCTCTCCCGTTCCCGGGTCTCAATCTGGGCCTTGACGGCGTCGTCGGCCATCTTGACGAGTTCCTCCAAGGGTTTATCGGGGTAATCCTTCTTGAATTTTTCCAGCATCTCGGAGGGATGGGGAATGGGAGCCTCATCGGGCTTCGAGTAGAACTTTGAGTTCTCGTCTCCGGCCTCGATGAAGGGCATTTCGCTTCCGGATGGCGTCGCGTACATGTCCTCCTTGCGCTTCTCGAATAACTGGGCGGCGTGCTTCTGATTCTCCTTATATCCCTTCATAATGGCGTCAAGACGGTCATCCTGGTAATTAACATTTTCCATATCGGAAGCGCTGGGGGGAGGAAGAAGGAGCCACTCATAGAGATTAACCACATAGATATCTACCGAATTATCCATCTCCTGAAGTTCCTTGGCGTGCTCCTCGGCCTCGTCCCTAGTTCCGAAGGCGCCACGAATCTTGATGAGAAACTCAGAATGGGTTGCACCCTCAGCAGGTCGCACCCACTTATTGTCAAGGTTACCAAGGTAGGATAGGCACGCCCAAGACAGACCGGGAACAATAAGTTTATCCTTTTTCAGTGACGACATTTTAGTCTATAAACAAATTTCTCCTTTAATAACATGGATATACAAAAAGTATTAATAATTTCTGTTCTAATTCTTGTATATTTGGGAACTATAACAGTTATTGGTGATCCAAAAAACCTACGCACCGCCAAAAAGCGCTACGCAAAGTTTAGAAAATTGTGTTCAGAACTTCCAGAAGATCACAAATTCAGGATCCTGGAAGATCCCATCCTTATTTCAGGATACTACGGAATGCATAGCGGACTCCTGGGTTATAATACAAATAAGGGAACCGAGATAGGGATATGCGTTGACGGGTGTCCCAATGAAATTATGCACGTACTCCTTCACGAACTTGCCCACACGACGGTCGAGGAATATGACCACAGTAAGAAATTTTGGAATAATCTGAGGGAACTTAAAAAGATGGCAAGCGACCACAAATTATATAAACATATCGAAGATCCCACAGGATTTTGTGGATCTAAAATTCACGATTAATAATTTTATTGGCGTATATTAATTATGGAGGCGGGGACCGCACAAATTACTCCGATGAAATTTTTACCATTATATATGTTCAATTATTTTACACTTCAGTTGGCAAGTCAGGTCACTGGATTGTACAGCGCAGCTGGGTACGAGCATGAAGGCATGGATGGTTCAACTGTTTCAATCAATATCAACCTTCCGGCAGGAGCTAAACCGGTCGTTAAAACCACCGGGGGAGCGGATGCAGGTTTATCACCTCAGGAAATAGGTACAGCAGAGGGTGGGGTGGGGATGGACAAGGGCGGAAAGAAGGCCGGGAAGAAGGCCGGGAAGAAGGCCGGGAGGAAGACCGGGAGGAAGATCGGGAGTAAGGCCGGGAAGAAGGCCGATAAGAAAGGACCCAGTGTCAATCTTACCAAGGAAGAAAAGAAGCTCGGGAAGGATTCTGGTAAGAAGACTAAACCGGTTGGAGCCAATCCTAAGCAAGATGATAAAGGTAAGGATATAAAAACAAAAGCTGATGCAGCTAAGAAAGCTAAGGCGGCCAAGGCGGCCGAGGCAGCTAAGAAAGCTAAGGCAGCCAAGGCGGCCGAGGCAGCTAAGAAAGCTAAGGCGGCCGAGGAGGCTAAGAAAGCTAAGGCAGCCAAGGCGGCTGAGGCAGCTAAGAAAGCTAAGGCGGCCGAGGCGGCTAAGAAAGCTAAGGCAGCCAAGGCGGCCGAGGAAGCTAAGAAAGCCAAGGCAGCGGCAGATAAGGCTGCGGCATTAGCCAAGGCTAATAATGATGCTAAGGCGGCGGCAGCAGCTAAGAAAGCCAAGGAAGTGGCGGCAGCTAAGGCAGCGGCGGCAGCCAAGGCAGCGTCGGATGCGAAGAAAGCCAAGGCAGCGGCGGATGCTAAGGCGGCGGCAGATAAGAAGGCCGCGGAGGAAGCTAAGAAAGCCAAGGCAGCGGCGGATGCCAAGGCAGCTAAGGCGGCTAGGGCAAGGAAATTGAGAAAAAAGGCATTTCTCAAGCGCAAGAAGAAGAGTCGCAAGCCCAAGAAGAAGAGTCGCAAGCCCAAGAAGAAGAGTCGCAAGCCCAAGAAGAAGAGTCGCAAGCCCAAGAGGAAGAGTCGCAAGCCCAAGAGGAAGAGTCGCAAGCCGAAGCCGAGGCCGAGGCCTAAGCCGAAGCCGAAGCCGAAGCCGAAGAAGGGACCCGGGGGTCGTCGAAGGGTCGCTCCCAGGCCGAAGCCGAAGCGGAGGAGTCGCAAGCCAAGCAGGGGGCGCCGCGGACGGAGGTCGAGGTACACACTTCCCTTAACCAGTATCTTCGCAAAGAAGTCAGAGGGTGCGACTGGAATTAAACAGGTAGATGAACTGGCAAAGAAAACCGACAAAATAAAACTCGATTTTAAGACATTTTTCACCATCCTCTTCAACATTGCATTGGTCATTGGTTTTGGCATGCTAAGTGTCCAGATGACTGGCGGTCAGACCATCCAGGTTCAGATGTCCCTGGTGGTCACCCTCCTTCTCGCCATCGTGGGGACCGTGGGCGGATTTGATATTTTCAGCAACGAATACGCCAAGCTTATTGTTCCGCTGATTGTCACGGTATCTTCTAATTATTTTACGGGCTTATCATAAATGAATACACTTTTTCTAAAATTGGCATTGGTGTATTTCATGAACCTGGTAATTAATATATTTTTTCAGCCCAACATAGAAGGAAAGGATAAAACTGCTAGGTTATTTGCATTTGCATGTTATATTACCATCCTCGCCGGTATATTGACTGCCATGCAGACTCTTCAAATGGATATTCAATCGGATATTGCTCAGATTTTTATAATTATAATATTAATCAATTTCATTCTATATTATTTATTCAAAATGAAACTTAGCGATTTTCCCGTAGCCGATTACTATATTCCTTTTATTGTACTTATGTTGTCATGGATTTATTCTCAAATAAAATAGAGCTAAATAGTAAATGGATATATCAGATCCAGGATACATGGTTGGTTCATGGGTGCTGTGGGGCACCATCATACTTCCAACCCTATATCAAAGTCTTCACAGTAAGAAATTGTCGTCACCCGAGGAGGACACTATCGGGAGCATTGTACTCCTTTTACAGGTAATTCTGGGAGGTGGAATTTTGGCAGCTGCCCCCACCACCAGGTCTTTATTATTGAACCCCCTTCCTCCCATCGTGATAGGATTGATGTTCTACTTATTCACTTACCAGAATAAGGACAATAAGGATTTGAAGAAGAATCCCAATACCCGTCTCATTTGGATTGCGGTGTCTTCCTTCATTGCTACAGTAGGTATCTCACAGGCACTCTACGCGGTCCGACGTGGAAATTTCACGGGCACCAGTTACTCTGGCGTTCAACCCGGAACACTGACCTATAATGTTCTTTCCTTCGCGGTGTGGGCCATCGTGGTGGTCACCCTCCTTTACCGTTCCTTTCACAAAAAGGAGGGAGAGGGCAAGGATACTGCCAAGACCGATGCAGAGATTGAGAAACTTAAAAATAAGCTCGGCATCAGTGGAGAGCCCTTCGCAGCCTTCCTTCCCATCATTCTCAAGGTGGCTGCCCTGGCGGCGGTGGCCTTCCTCCCCAATGTTCAGTCCATCTTGAGCACTCCCTATTCTCCCCTTATCGTCGTGCTGGTTTACCTCGCCGTTCGTTATTTGAAGCTCATCGACGACTCAGAGCTCTTCGTCATTGCTGCGGTGGCTCTAATTCCTCAGTTGCAGACGCTCTTGAAGAACCCCCTCCCTCCTATCATTATTCTCTCGGTCTACATGCTCTTACAGACCGTGGGATTTCCCAAGGATAGTCTTTTGCGAACCTCGTCCTTCGTTGGTATCTTCTTTTCGGTTATTTTCCAGTACCTGATGGATTTAATCCCCACGCTATTGAGTTCCAAGGGTCTCAATATACTGACGGGGAGTTACACGTACGCCAACGCTAGCTGGCTATCGTGGATACTTTTGGTATTCCCCAGCATGTACTATCTATTCCAGGCGCGTAAACCCGATGACAAAAGGGACAAAGTTTCATCCACCGCCGACCTGGTCATCCTTGGATTGCAGATAGTTTCCTTCTTCGTTCTTCCACTCGGTCTCAGTAATTTCAGGAGTCTCTTCCTCAATGTGGTTCCGGCCCTGTCTATTTTGTTGATATGGGGATTCGCCGAGTTCGTACGTTTCACCAACGATAAGTCTCCATCCAGTTATAATTTCCTCCTCGGTATCATTGGCGTATTTTCCTATTTGGCGAATACCGGACACACCATGATAGGGGCTCCTATAACGTCCATCTTATCGGCCCAGGGTATATTCGAGAATGAGGTTGTTCCTACAATGGGTCCGGCCAATCTCGGTGGCGGTGGCAATGCCGGTGGCGGTGGCAATGCCGGCGGTGGCGGAAATGCTGGAAATGCCGGCGGCGGTGGAAATGCTGGAAATGCCGGTGGCAATAAAAATTAAAATCCCTCGGTATAACAAATGGCCAGTGATAAAAAGCGAAAAAATGTGGATCTCATCGTATTTTCCTTATTATTCGCCATGGGGTTGGTTATAACTACGTACCTCTCATCTCCCGAAAATAATTACTGGCTCGCTCCCGGTGCGACGATGTTCATGATTCTACTACTATCTATCAGCATAGATAAGTGGTGGTTTTTGGGAAGGGACGACGATGTCACCAAGAATCTTTCTGTTATTCTGGCTATCCTCGTCCTTCCCAGCATCGTGAGCGGAATCATTGGAATAAAGACCAGTCAGAATGTATATAATTACTGGCGGGCCATCATCATTCCCCTATATCTAGGACACGTCTTCTATGCAAGAAACATGGACAGCTACGCGGTCGTGTCAATCTACTCGGTTCCCCTAATCATCATGCTTGCCATGATTTTCAGCATTCAACCCCTCCCCAACGTTAAGATTCCAAAGACATCAATCAACAATAATAATTGAAAAGTTAAAGAATAAATTTTATAGTAAGGTAGAGATATGGCTCCCAAATATGAAAAGAAGACACTTCATCTTCATATTATGGATCGTAGCGATAGTTACTTGGGATCGTGTCTTCCCGAGGATCGCGAGATCTGGGTACCCCGCGGCGATAGGTTCGAGCGGAGTACCGTCAAGGTTGCCCCAGCACTGACCAAGGTTTTTGACGAAATCCTGGTGAATGCCCTTGATCAGAGTTCCATGCATGCTTCGGTCACCAAGATATCCATCGACGTGGGTGACGACGGAAGGATAACCATTTCCAATAACGGCGTCTCCATCCCGGTGGAAGTCCACGAGGAGACTGGGGTCTATATTCCCGAGTTAATTTTCGGACACCTATTGACTTCATCCAATTACGACGATACCGAGGAGAGAACCACCGGAGGAAGAAATGGTTACGGTGCCAAGCTTACCAACATATACTCAAAGGAATTCAGGGTCAAGGTGGACGATACCGAGACCAAAAAGTCGTACCAGCAAACGTGGAAGAATAACATGACCGAATTGAAGGGTGCCGTCATAAAGACCTTGACCGGGAAGACGCCCAAGGTGGAGATCAGCTGGATACCGGACTGGGAACGCTTTGGAATCAAGGGAATCAACGACGACGTCAAGATGATGTTCATGAAGAGGGCGTTGGACGCTGCGGCGTGGGTCCCTTCGAAGTGTAAGGTTCACTATAATGGAAGTGTTCTCAACGTCAAGGATTTTCAGAACTACGCGTCTCGCTTCACGGAACAGCCCCTCGCCCACATTAAGCAGGACCGCTGGGAGGTCGTGGTATGCTCGTCGGCCGGTTCGGGGTTCCGTCAGATTTCCTTCGTCAATGGGATCTGCACCGAAAAGGGAGGGACCCACGTGGATCACGTCGTCAATCAGATAGCCTCGGAGATCGCCAAGAAGACCAAACTGAGGACGTCTCAGATTCGGCAGTGCATGATGGTATTCGTCAAGGCGGTCATAATTAACCCTTCATTTTCCAGTCAGTCCAAGCACGAGTGCATGTCCAGGGTTCAAGACTTTGGTTCGAAGTTCGAGATAACTCCCGGATTCATGAAGCAGGTCAATGTCACGCTGGAACAGGAGCTCCTCGCGCAGGCCAAGGCTTCGGAGGTCCGCGAACTCAAAAAGACGGACGGCACCAAGAAGAACAGAATCATGGGAATTCCAAAGTTGGACGACGCAAACTGGGCGGGGACGGTGCGTTCCGATCAGTGCACCCTCATCATAACAGAGGGAGACTCGGCCAAGGCCCTAGCCATCAGCGGGCTATCCATCGTAGGAAGGGATAAGTATGGTGTATTTCCCTTAAAGGGTAAGCCTCGAAATGTCAGGGACCTCGGTGCCAAGGCTCTATTGGCGAATCAGGAGTTTTCCGACTTGAAGAAGATTCTGGGGTTGCAGCAGGGGAAGCGATACACGTCCCTCAGCGAACTTCGATACGGGAAGTTGATGATCATGACGGATGCCGACGTGGATGGTTCTCACATCAAGGGATTGGTCCTCAATATGTTTGATTGTTTCTGGAAGGAGTTGATTCACCTCGGTTTCGTGGTGAGTATGATTACGCCGGTCATTCGGGTAAAGGGTGGTAAAATGAATGAGTCCTTCTACACGGAGTTGGAGTTCCTCCGCTGGCTCGAAAGGGTCCACGGCGGGAAGGTTCCCCGTGGCGCGACCGTAAAGTACTACAAGGGTCTGGGTACGTCCACGTCCGCCGAGGCCAAGGAGTATTTCAAGGAGCTCGATCGTCTTACCGTGAAATTTGATAGGGACGATGATCAGTCTACATCGATGGCCTTGGCCTTTGATAAGGGCATGGCCGATAAGCGGAAGACCTGGTTGAAGAAGCCCTTCGATGGCGATCTCATTCCTTACGGAAAGGTCCAAAACGTGAGTGTGTCCGACTTCATTCACCGGGACCTCATTCAGTTCAGCCACGCGGACATTCGTAGGAGCATCCCCGACATTCGCGACGGATTGAAGCCCTCTCAGCGAAAGGTCATATTCGGATGCATGAAGCGCAATCTCAAGTCCGAGGTCAAGGTCGCCCAGCTTTCGGGATACATTTCCGAGCACACCTGTTATCACCACGGCGAGATGTCCTTGCAGGGAACGATCGTCGGCCTCGCCCAGGACTTCATGGGTTCAAATAACATGAATCTCCTCGAACCCTGTGGTCAATTTGGCACGCGTCTGGAAGGAGGTAAGGATCACGCCAGCGCTCGTTATATTTTCACGCGCCTGACAAAGAACGCCGATATATTTGATTCCAGGGACAATGCGTGTCTGACCTACCTCAAGGACGACGGCAATACCATCGAGCCTGAGTATTACATTCCTACCCTTCCCGTCATTCTCATCAACGGTGCCGAGGGCATTGGAACCGGTTTCAGTTGCAAGGTTCCTCCTCACAATCCCGAAGACGTCCGGAATAACATCAAGTTGTGGCTAATGGGCAAGCCCCTTAAACCCATGCGTCCCTGGTTCCGCGGTTTCAAGGGCACGGTGACTTCCATCGAGGACGGCATTTGGTGTCTTCGCGGTATTCACGAGGTAAATGGTAAGCGGGTGACGGTCACGGAGCTTCCTCCCGGCACCTGGACGCAGACCTACAAGGAGTTCCTGGACAGTCTTATGGAGAAGGGTATCATCAAGAGTTACACGAATCACGGAACCGAGGACACCGTGCACTTCGAGATTTCTGGCTACGAGGGATCTGATCCCGAGCGGGACCTCCATCTGATGACGACCATGCGTTCGACAAACATGTTCCTTCACGGTCCCGACGGCATTCGTAAATACGCGACCACCAACGACATTTTGGAGGTCTACATGGGTGAGCGGATCGCCCTCTACGGGAAGCGCAAGGAGCATTTGATGTCCTCTTTGAGCATCCAGTCTGGCATAGCCAGGGATCGTTCTTCCTTCGTGGAGATGATCCTTGGCAATAAGATCAAGGTACTGGGTCTCCCCAGGGCCGAGGCCGAGGCCAACATGGAGAAGTCATTTTCCAGGGTGGATGGAACCTTCGACCACCTATGGGGTCTTAAAACATCGCGCTACACATTGGAGGCTGCCGAGGCCCTTAGGGTCGAGTCGGAACAGCTTCTATCTCAGTACAATACGGTAAGGGATACCACGGTCAAGGACATGTGGCGTTCAGACATCGGCATAGCTGTACGATGAATAGATTTTGAATTTTCCATTGGCCACATCGGGCTTGTGTATAATTCCCTCGGGATCTTCTAGTTCCATCATCTCCTTATATTTCTTTATAACTTCTTCGGGAATATCAGGAGCTATATCAATTAATTTATCATATTCTAGTCTTATTTTATTGCAGTAGTCAAAGGCCAATACCCTATCTTCCTTTTCCATAGAAAGTTCCATGGTTATATCCCTGGCGAGACCGCTGAACATCTTTGAAATCTGTAGGTTCGCCTCGTACTTTTCGCCACTCCTCAGGAATTTGTGGATGGACGCCAATGCAGCGGTGGCTAGATTTATCATACTGAATGCGTACATCGTCGCGGGTATTATCATTCCTCCCGACCCGCTGGCCGTCATGGTTCCAATACCTGCCACGGCCGACCCCATGATGGTCGCGATGGACATGTTCCTGTGGATGACGCTATGATATTTCGCGGTCCTATCGTGTAGCCACCTATACCCCAGGCACTTTTCTCCCCAGATTCGAATGAGTTTTTCTTGCTGTGGGTGCCAGCTTTCTGCGATTTCCTTTTTACGCTGTAGGTCCGCAATCCTTTTTGCATTATGTGCGTCGTTTTCCATCTTATTTAAAGAATACATAAATATATTAAGAAATGAAGTTTTCTACCAAGATTAAGGAATTAGAGGATGGTGTCAAGGAGATTGCGATCAGGAACGAGGAGGGTTCTCCCTTGGTTATGAAGTTCAAGAACGTTAGGGTGGCATCTGTTGGCGACGACATTCTTTTGGAGGTGGCTTCGGCGGGCGGTTTGGCCGAATTGGAGGGCGAGGTTCTCGGAAAGGCCAAGGAGTGCAAGGAGTCTTGGTTCGGGAAGGCCCTAGCGGATGCACGCATCGAGAGTGCATTTTCGCCTTCCTATTCGGTAGAGGGTGGACTCCTCAGCGTACGTCCCTCGGAATCCATGAAGTATTACGATTCCAAGCTGGTTCTCACCGAGGATGCAGTTCTAACAGAGGATTCCAGGGTGGACGTGGTGGTTCAGCTATCGGGCGTTCATTTTTTGCAGAAAAGTTTCGAGCCGGTTTGGGTACTCCATCAGGTGAAGTTCCGTTCGGCAGCCAGAAAGTCGGTCGCCGAATTTTCGGAGTGTATGTTTGAAGAGGAACAGGACGAAGATGAGGACGAATTTTTTTAATATGTATTAATAAATCAGATATGAAGGTCAAGATGATGAGTGTTGAGTCTATGCTCATGTTGGTACTTTTGGCGGCTGCCATTTATTTCGCGTGGCTTAATCGGGCGGCCTTCATGGGGAAGACTTCCAAGTATGCGCGTGGCATCCAGGGTGCCGACCTCGGTTACGAAGGTGGTGAGGAGGATGCGGACGTTTCTTCCAAGGGCGTCGGGCTCGCGTCCAGTCTCCTCCCCAAGGACGTGGCTGCTCAGGAAGATTTCGGCGAGTTTGCCCCGGATGAGATCCTCAAGGGTCAGAAGTACCTCAACCCCCGGGCGATGATCGGTTATCCCGAGACCATTGGCGGTTCTCTCCGTAACTCCAATCAGCAGGTTCGTTCGGAGCCTCCGAATCCCCGCAAGGCCGTGAGCATCTTTAACACCTCCACGATTGTGGGCGACCAGATGCGACCTGCCTTTGAGATTGGTCAGGGAAGTATTTAAAGAAATGACCTAATAAATAGTATAAATAAGATGAACGAAAACGTTCCTATCTCTGATCAGTTCCGCGAAGCGTGCGACGAACTTGTCAAAGTTAAGAAGGAGATCGATGAGGCCAATGGAATCATCAAGGTATTGAAGGAGAGGAAGGCAAATTTAGAGACCTTCGTGGGAGGATACATGAAGGCTCAGGAGATTGACGACGTCAAGTTGAAATCCAGTGACGCCAGGGTAGTGAATAAGACCACCGTCAGGAAGCCGACCGTTACGAAAAAAATGATTTTGGAAGAACTTGCAAATTACATTCAGGGCGGTATGGAAAGGATTCAGGAAATCATCAAAGAGATTGAGGGACGTCTTTCACCGACAGAGAAATCGAGTTTGCAACTTAAATTAAAGAAGTCACCCAAGGAATAAATAGAAAACATGCTTTCAGTTGATTACGAGTACGAGTCCGACACAGAGGAAGAGGTCCTCGACGATTTCATCAGCCCAGACGAGTATGACGAGGAGGATTGGATTGCCTATCATTCCGACACCCTATGGCATAACTGGAACGTGATAAGGGAGAAGGCCTTCCACATGATGGAACCCAGCCACATAAGTTTCAGCGATTACTGCGCTGAACAGTTTAAAGATATGGCATTAAATTATAGTTAAAAAATGTTTGTATCTCATAGTAATGAAGTTTCCGGACATTACAAGCACAAAGGTTATTATCCCAACCGTTCTGTTTGCAATACTCACCCCTGCCGTTACGGGCGTTACGGGATTAGAAAACCGCGTTGGAATGGCAGCACTTTATGGAATTCTTCATATGGCCATAACGAGGGTATTTGCTCGTTTCGTCGTGACTCCCACCGAAGTTTACTTAGCGACCGCCATGTATTTCCTATTGGGAAGTGGAACCACCAGCATGGAAGGTATGATCCAGATGACCTTCGTTTTCTGGATAGCATTTGCGTTAATTCGCTCACAAAGTCCTCTGGAATTTTAGTAAGGGACATGAAGTATCTCGTCATAGGACCCGGAGCTATGGCCTTCTACGCCATGCTAGGTGCCGTCTACGGATTGACCATCGATAATAAGACAAAGGACATCGAGGCCGTGTCGGGTTCCTCGGCGGGTGCAATCGTGGCCTTCGGCATCCTGGTCGCCCGGTGGGACATCAAGAAGATCTACCGCGAGATAGAGAATCTGGACGTGAATGCGATGATGCGATATGATCTCAAAACGCTTATCAAGAACTACGGCCTGGTTCCCATATCCAGGTGGAAGAATCTCTTTGGAGAAATGTGCCAGCGACTATCGGGGCACGATGATTTTACCTTTGAAGAGCTCTATAAATGGTCGGGGAAAGACCTCTATATTTCCACCTACAACTTGACTCAGCAGAAGCGGGTATACTTCTCGAGACACACCGAACCCAATATGTCCGTCATAGATGCCGTATGCACGAGTATCTGCGTTCCTTTCCTCATAGAGTCCGTTGTCCACAAGGGGGATCGCTACATAGACCTGGCATCCTTCGAGACCAGTCCCTCGCTTCCCTTCATCGATAAGAAGGACGTCATATCCATCGAGCTTGACGCCGAGCCCGATAAGGTCGTGGCGCCCATTAACTCATTTCTGGACTTTGTGAAGAATTTCATAAATTCAGTAATGAGGAATAGAGTTTTCTACGATAAACCCACAATCTATATAACTATGAAGGAGGGTTCGGCCTTCAACTTCGGTCTTACCAAGGAAGAGAAAAATGAGTTATTCATGAAGGGATTCCAGGCGTCCCGGAATTTTCTCACCAGCTGATGGTATTCATGACGTCCTTGGCCACCAGGACCGAGACGCCGATGATGAATACCACCACCATGTATCCCAATTCCGAATCCATCACGCCGTCCATGTCGTAGAAGACAACTTCGTCAACCTTTTCATCTTCCACCTTCTTTTCTGACTTACTTACCACAAGAGGTTTTTGAATTTCTTCTTGTGATAATGTATCATCCAATGGGCAATAATTTACCATTACTAATATAATTCTCTATTTAAATTTCGAGAGTGGTCGTCGTCTTACCCTTGCGTCCCCTCTTTTTTTTCGTGACGCCCACCTCCACGTCCCTGACCGACCCGCTCTCCACGCTCACGATATCGGAAATATCGTCGCCCATGATGCTCTCGTAATCACCCTGATGCTGCGTGTTCGTGTTAGTTTCCTCCGCGTCCTTGGTCGTAGTTGACTGGGGCATCATGAAGGTGCTCATGAGATTGGAAAGATCCACATTGGGTCCCTGAACCTCCCTCCTTTGAACTTGCGGTGGCGGTCTGGGATCCAGCGGGGGACCCCTCTGAGCGTTGTTGGCGGTATTGGCCACGGCCGACATCATATTCTTGACGAGGTCTGGATTCTGCTTGATGATGTCCTGCATCTGGGGCATTGCCGACTTGAACATCGAGTGGGTAAGGTGGAACATAGTCGCCGATCCTCCTACCATCATCATGAGTTTCAGTTCGGGTGCAATCTTGGCTGCACCGCGATACTTGATGTGGAGTTCCTCAAATACGTCGTCGTACTCATCAATTCCATCCATAATGGATTCGGACCATCCATCGAGGTGGATGTCCAGGGGGTTGTAGCGCTTGTTCATGAACTCGATCCCCGTCACGCACGCCATGAGAATACGTCTCTGCATCTTGACGGACTGATCGATCTCGATGGACGACGCCATTCGCTTGACCTCATTGCGTACATCCTGAATGTTTGAGTTCATGGTGAATCGCTCATTGGTTCGGAGTCCCTTCCTTTCCAGGCGGGTGATCTTATTGAGGAGGTCGGCCCTTTCGTCGTCGATATTCTTATAGCCAGGAGAGGGTCGCTGACTCTCGTCCATTTCCTCTTCGCCTCCGTAGATATCGTAGCCCCCCTCTGACTCCTGATGGTCCTCCATTTCCTCGGGTGCATTATTGGAAGGCCTTGGGACATTCTGCTTCCCCTGATTGGCAAAGGCCAAAAAGGAATTGGAAGGCATATTCATTGCAGAACCCGAAGGTCCGTGTCGTTTCTTCTTCGATGCATCTAGGACCACACCATTCATCAGCTCCATCTCTCCATCGTCCAAGTCGATCATCATCTCTCCATCTGATTCCAGGTCGATGTCAATGTCACTCAGAGGCATGACTATTTCTTAAAGTCAGTAAATAAAGTTGTGATTAAATCTTTAACGCAGAAAAAAATAGTATATGTAAGTAAATGAATAATAAGGTTGTCTTGGCTATGATTGTCGGAATTATCGTTCTCATGTATTTCAAGTGTTTCATGTCCATGAAGAAGAGTGGCTACGAACTGTCCCCCGAGGAGATCGAAGTCGATAACAACGTCGAGGGAAATGATATCAACGAACTTCCTTACAGTACGGCGTGCGTGCCCGGGTCGGAGAAGGGTGGGTACTACTCTAAGGATCTTACCCCAGGAGGAATCTGCGGCGACCAGGAGCTGGTCCGGAGTGCGATGACCTACAAGATTACAAGCGGTATTGGGGGAAGTCTTCTTTGATTTAAAGGATTAAATTCATAATGAAATAAGAATGAGTACGGTAACACTTGTGGATGTGGTAAACGAAATAATGGAGCTGAGGAAGGAGATGAAGGCACTGTGTAAGATGGTGAAAAAGGTCGCCAAGGTTCAGGATGATCCCGACGGTACCAAGCGCAAGGAGAGGGCGGCCAACTCGGGATTCAATCGCCCCGCCAAGGTCACCAGCGAGATGGCTTCTTTTATGGGAATTCCGGAGGATGAGATGATCACTCGATCTCAGGTAACCAAATTCGTGAGTTCCTATGTTAAGGACAAGGGACTCAAACATCCGGACGATGGACGAATTATCATTCAGGATAATACCCTCAAGGGACTCTTCAAAGTTCCAGAAGGCGTTCAGCTGTCCTACCTTCAACTGCAAAAGTACATCGCGCCACACTTCATCAAGGAGATTAAAGAGTAAGGGATATATATAGAATATGAGCATAACCATTAGCGAAGTAGAGTCTCTTCTAGGAGGGAAGAGCATCAACGACATAGGCCTTTATCAAAAGGCATTCACTCACAAGTCGGCAGTTCAACACGACGGCGTCAGGGGTTCCGGTTCTTATGAGACACTGGAATTTATGGGCGACTCCGTGTTGGGCTTGGTAGTAACCAAGTATCTTTTGGATAAGTATGAACACTTGCAGGAGGGGTTTTTAACCAGGGCGAGAACCAAACTCGTTTGTGGAGAAACACTCGCGTCGATCTCAAGTAAAATGGGATTTGATAGATGGATCATTATGGATGAAAAGGGAATGAGGACGAACCTATTCAAGAATCCCAAGATCATGGAAGACGTTTTGGAGGCCTTCATAGGCGCCATATACTTGGATATTGGAATGATTCACGCCAAGAAATTTGTACTGTCCATCATTGAAAATCCAGAACTGGTCGATATATCCAAACTCATGGTCGAAGACAACTATAAGGAAATTCTCATGCACGTATGCCAGCAGGAAAAATGGGAAAATCCAACCTACGTGAAACTTCATCACGTGGATGAACGCATGTTCAGGATGGGAGTCATAGTGGACGGAAAACAACTCGGTGTGGGAATGGCATCCACCAAGAAGAAGGCAGAACAGGCGGGGTCCTATTTCGCACTGGGGAGACTCCAAGAAAAACTTGGAAGAAGATTACTTCCATCTAAGCGTCCCAATGCCATGATTAAAATGTATGAAAATAATAAGAAATATGAAAATCGCTCTGATCAGTCCAGAGACCAATGAGATTCGTACAAGGTTTCCCAATGCCCAGATTCATTCTTGGGGAAAGGAAAGCAAGAAGGTAATCATCGATTCGCCCACCAATGATATTAGGAGCATCCTCCCCAAGGTGGCAGATTTTCATCCGGACTACGTGGTCGTGGGATCAAAGCAACCCAAGGTGATGGAAATTGTGAAGTTCATCTTCGGTAATAAAGTAGTGGATGAAGAGTCGGTCGGTCGCCCCATCAAGATTGAAGTGGTTGATGCTCCCCCAACTCCCAGGGAGACGATCGTAATCACCGACCCTAGGAAGGTATTCGAAAAACGCTACACCGATCCCGTCGAGCCCGTTGAGGCCGTTGAAGACGAGGAGACCGAGGAGACCGAGGAGACCGAGGAGACCGCGGAGACCGTGGAGGACGTGGAACCCGATGAGCCCGTGGAGGCCGTGGAACCCGTGGAGGACGAGGAGCCCGTGGAGGCCGAGGAGACCGTGGAGGCCGAGGAGACCGTGGAGGCCGAGGAGACCGTAGAGCCCACCAAGACATTTACATCCACCAAGACCTTTACATCCGCCAAGACTTTCTCTTATACCAGCTATGTGGAGCCCTCGGAGCCCGCGGAGCCCTCGGAGCCCGTAGAGCCCACGGAAATCATCTAAAAAACATTCAGGAGACTAACTCTATAATTAAAGATTTA